CTGTTAGTGTTCGCTGATGATATTCAACATTGATCCCCTCTGTAGAGAATCCAGCCACAGCAACTTCGATGAGATAATCTTCTTCACCGACTTTGATAATATTATGTGGGGGATAGTGATCCTGCGCATGCTTTGTTGTAAATTCAAGTTCGTTGAATAAGTGATCAAAGCCTACGAATGATGCACGAGGGAATAGTGTTTTGCCTGTCATTGTTATCTCCTTTATTTCAAGCAAGAAAAAGCGTGACCGGTTCTACCGCGTCACGCTTTTATTTATATAGTATATCCAAGAGGAAGTCAACCGTTTATTGGATATCTGTTATTTGTTTCCGATGTTATATTTGGGACACAGTTCCCAATTTGCCTTTTCCTTAAAAGGAATGATCTTAATCTGGCGAAGGGGTGCACAATCTAATTCAGCAGGAACACTCATATTGACAAGACCCCAATCGCTCAACAGAGTAGTGATTGTATTGCGTCTTTGAATATCATTGTGTTCGATATTAGACTTCTTTCCATCGAGTATGAATAATTCTTTGAAGTGTACAATGAAATACCGACCCTGCTTATGCAGAATATGGCATGATTGATACAACTTCTTATCTTTATGGGATGCTACACCAATACGAGTTAGAGTCTCTCTGACCTTCAAAAAATCGTCTGGTTCATTTAAGACTACCTCAAGCATGTCCTGAGGTTGCCAGTCTACAATATTATTTTCTTCCACCTTTGCTCACCTTTTGCTTTAATATATTTACTTGTGCAGGTGATAGAAGAGACAATACTTGTTTAGCTTTTTCATTACTGTAACCATAGTATTGCCTGACAACTTCAATATCACTTTCAATATCAGGTTTAATCCATTTCGAAAAGCGTTTACGCTTTCTCACAATATTTATAAGAAAGTGATATTGTAGCTTATTGTCGATGTGATGGTAACGATTCATCACATTAGCAAAGGCAACTGTATCAGGAAAGTAGCTTAATGATCTATTGATCATAAAACTGTTATATGACTTCTCAGTCATATCATCCACCATAGCATCTTGTTTAGTATGGTTAATTGAGTTTAGGAATTCAAATGGACTCATAGCTTCTCACACTCCAATAATGCACAATGAGTACCACCTGTTTCGAATTCAGTGTGGCACTTCTCAAAAACATATTGTAGCACAAGTTTGTAGTTATGTACACCCTTATCATGATTTTTATGAGCACCACCCTCATTGTAGTCATGAAAGATAACTTTAAAATAATCACTAGCACGTTCAAAGATTTCTTCAACGTCTCCTGTGCCAATGTTTCCATCAATAAAGTATAGATCAAAATCTCTATGGTCGTACGTTCCCCAAAACTCCTCTGATTCCATAACGTATTCATTGACACCATCAACGGTGTTACGCGGAGTCCTATCGATGGTATAGATCTCCGCGCCATTTGTCTTTAGAGCTTCTGTGCTCTTACCTGTACCAATCTCTAAAACGCGTTTGACGTTACTATGCTTCTGTAAGAATTCATAATCCTGATCTGAGATCATATGAACCTCACATTAGCCATAATCTCAGTCATACAAGCAACGATGTTGAGTTCATGGTCAGCCACGAACGCGTCCTTATATTGATAGTCAGCAAGAATGAGAACAACTTGAGGAATAGAAGCGGGGTCAATATATGTATTCATTGAATCGTAGACACCACGAAAGATAGCAGTGGTGTCCATGTCCATGTTATCCACTACCCATCTACGCATAGCTTTGAAGTTCTTTTCCTTCAATGCTATAGCGAGATCACCAATGGAGTTAGAGCTAACCCCATGGTTACTACCATCAATGCCCATACCGCTAATGGCATTCCGTTGCCCTTCATTCAATACTCTCCGCCAATCTGGTGCATATTTCATGATAAGATCAGCGACCGCTTTATTATCATGTTGCACATTTTCTTGGTTGAGTATATATGTAAAATGCTTGAAAAACTGACCAGAAAGATCGACTAAATCTTTCTTAGTTGTATTGAACTCATAGACTCCACAACGAGAATGTAGTGGCTCAATGATGCGATTCTTAAAGTTGCAGGTTAAGATAAACCGACAGTTGTTAGCAAACTCTTCAATGAATCCACGAAGGGCTGGCTGAGTTGACTGTGGATTAAGATAATCTGCTTCATCGAGAATGACAACTTTGTATCCTCCTTGTAACGATACAGAAGAGGCAAATTGCTTGATCTTGCCACGCAAGGTATCAATATTGCCTTCTTCTGATCCGTTAACTAAAATATAGTCTAAGCCAAGCTCATTGCAGATGGCTTTAGCGACAGTCGTCTTACCAGTACCAGCAGTACCAGTAAACAACATATTAGGTAGCTCTCCACCATCCACAATAGCTTGGAATGTAGCTTTGAGCGACTGTGGAAGAATTGTATCCCCCACAGTCGCTGGGCGGTACTTCTCAACCCAAAGAAAATTATCTGACATAGTGTATCCTCATAACAAAATTATAGTATAGATCAAAACGGATACAATGTCAATTATGAAGCAGCAGCAGCCTCTTGCTCATAATTTTCAGCAAGTTGAATTGCTTGCAATGCTTGATCACGTAACTGACCAATTGTGGACAATTCTTCACCCTTGAAGGCACCGCGCGCTGTCAAGGCATCAATGATCGCGATTGTTCCGCGGCCAATACGATTGCTCAGTGTGTAGATTTCATCATGTGTTCGTTCAGTGCTCATTGTATTCTCCTTAGCCATAATATGATCCTTAATTTTCATATGTTGAGGTTTTTTCTAATGCAATCCAATATACCAGTCCTCGTTCTGATACATTGGTAAACTTTGAGATCAATTTAGTTGAGACCTCGACTTCGTAATCCCCTGGAATCAATTTCAAGTTAGCAATATTGATTACAAAGTTACACTCTGACAACGATGATGTCCCATCGACGTCAATAGAGTATGTATTGGATGTGCTGTTGCTGCCATCAATAATAGACAAGCGGATCACACCATCCGTATTCATGATAGACATCTCTGAATGTCCCAGAGCACTAGCAGCGCGCTTGAGGTTGCTCAGAGTGTTGTTATCTAGTGTAAACTTAACTTCACTATCAGGCATATCAATAGCCTTAGATGGAGTTGTTAGCATATCAGGATCAGAGAAGTAATACTTAATCTGAGCTCGACCAGTACTGTCTCCAATTAGAGCATGGTGATCTTCAAAGCGTACACGTGGATTATCAACCAATCCCAGAACATTCAAGAACTCCTGCAGATCGTAGATACCAAACTGCTTAGGAAACGTCTCAGGGACAGTGGCTGATGCTAATACGTTCTTCGCTTCAGCCATAGTCATGATACTGTTACCAGGCTTGATAACCACATTACTATTTACTGACGCAAAGTTCTTTAACACTTGCATAGTAAAATTAGATAGTTCCATTATTAACTTCCTTTATCTTGGAGAAGTTCTTCTCCTTCACAACTTCTATCTTCTTCGAAAACTTGCCATCCAGGACTTCGCCTTTATGGGATATAACAAATATGTTTGTATCATCTCCCAGAGCATATATGATTTTCATTAGATTGTCAACACCATCATGGTCTAAAGATGAATCGAATGTCTCATCCAAGATTAAAAGGTTAGTTGCAACACTGTTCTTCATCTTAGCGATCTGGCGCCATGTGAATAACAGTGCCAAGTCGATACGTTGCTTCTCACCCTCAGAGAATGAGTCGTATGTGAAGTTATCACGATACCTGGACTTGATTGTCTCTTGAAATGCTTCGTCCAAATTAAACGACACAAAGAAGTCTAGGATCTGAAGAAACTGATTTACCAACTTGTTTATCACAGGAAGATATTGTTTGATGATCTTTGTTTTGATTCCTGTGTCTTTTAGCATCTGGCTCATCACCATATTATAGTTGAACTGCTCGTTAAGTACAAGTCGTTCTTCAACTAAAGTGTTTACGGCTGATGTAAGATCGTCAAGATCTTTGATTGCAGCATCTATATCAACATTATTGTTTAGCTTATCAATCTCTCCCTGAGTACGATCAATAGATGATTGAAATTGAGATATAGACTGATTGTTAGCAGCGAGAGTGCTTTGATACTCTCTACAATTTTCTATGATAGCGTTTGCTGCTAAAAGTGCATCTTGAGCGGTACGTAGTCCTTCATCAGCTTTAGTAATTCCCGCCTGGAGTTCCTTCGCTCGTGCTTTACCTTCCAACACGTGGGCCTCTTTTGTGTCCTCCGTGATGGTCTGATCACAGGTTGGACAGATATCGTTCTTCTCAAAGAATTGGACGTCTTTAACGATCTTCTTGACTTCAATGTTGAACTTCGTTTTGTACGCTTCAATGTCTTTGATCTTAGCTTCGTGTTGTTTTCTTTCTGCATCTGAATTAGGTAGTTGAGATTGAATGGAATCACTAAGCTCTTTGTTCGATCCCTGTAGAGTCTCGATTTCATATCGGAAATCTGAGATGAGTTTGAGCTTCTCTTCCCTTTGCTCTTCATTGATTGCTTT